TAAAATTGTGAACACACGAGTAACATGTTGAGAAGATTCCATACAAGCATCTTATGCTTTGGACTCTCAATTTTACTATAATTTCTAACGATGTACATGATGAGCGCATTATCGTCCTCATCATGTGTTTCCAATAAATATTTAACTGGATCGGGTGCGTTCACAAAATCATCGTTGATTTTGTATTCCAATTCAAGTTCACAGATTGACTTGTCGCTTTCACGACCCTTCCTAATGTAGTCGGCGATAATATAGAATACCGCGTCCAGGAGTTCCTCAACGCACATATCAATCCAGGAATCTGAGGGTGTTCCCCATTCCTTTGTATCAGAGTTGACAATGATACCGTGACCATAGCGCTTCTTGCCAACCTCAAGGCGTTCAATCAATTGTCGCTCAATTGATTCCATATCTGTGTATACATCCTATTTAATCCTTAAGTTTACATCTTTTCTACTCTTGCCTTAGCCATACGACTTGGTGATTTGATTTTTCTTGTATTTAACCAAGTCTTCTTGTGATTCGCCAATTGTTTCATAGTTGGACCTTTAGTAAGAATATAGTTTGTCGCAGCATTTCTATATTGTGTCACCAAGTTGCGTGGAACATTAGTGACATTGAGTTGACTCCCAATAAACTTCTTTTCCAATTCTCGTCTTCTCTCCATTTTCCAATTACTAACCATATCCCTCTTAATGGCATCCACGTTCTTCTTGAATGGGACACCCAATTTATTTCCCTTGTTCAATTGATTAATCTTCGCTTTGATTGCTTTTACATCATTATTAAGGGGGGGCATCACATTCTTGTAACGGTTCATCCACCGACTACCGTACAATTTAACAAGATCTCTACGAATTGAGTTTTCATTGAGACCTCTCTTCTTAATGACTTGTTGTACCTTGTTCGTTTGTTTTTGTTTGGCCACTTCTTTACGGGTAGGGGGTGTCTTTGGTTTTGGTTTGGGGGCTACCATCGCGTTACGCACCTTTTCAATCTTTTTACAGAGAGTCACCTTTGTTTCCTTGGGATCAAGCTTAATCTTGAGGATTCCTGCGACACGGAGAAGTTCGGTTTTACTATAACCCGTACAGGTCGCACGACCAACTTTGAATGTATTACCAGTACCAGAGAGATTAACATTCTTATTCTTATTCGTATTGCGAAAAGTAGCCGTCTTTGTACCGGACATTTTCTTAATTTTATCACAAATTTCACCCTTCTTCGTGGAGGCTGTGATTCCAACGACACCCATCTTCTTTGCAAGGTCCACAAGTTCGGGTTTGGGCATACGCATACATTGTTTACTATTAATGTTTAGTGCCGCGCGTTGCTTAGTGCTCAAAACCAGTTTGGTTTTACGCACTTTACTGGACTTCCCCTTCACTAATCTATTTGGCACAGACGCGGTGAGTGTAATTTCACCCTTTTCATATAATACTTTTGCCAATTGAGAGCCATCGGTGTACGCCACAAGCATATCAGCTGGATTTGGGGCACCAGAAATTTGAATATTACCACTCTTGGATAAAATATATTTATGTCCCTTGTATGTTATGTACATAAATGGAGATCTTTCTATGTTATATTCAACATATGAAGCTCCGTATTGTCTCAATAACTTTATAGGGAGAGTTTCCATATTATCAAAAATACCATTCACTCTAAATTGGCCACTAAGATTATTGTACTCAAATGGACTGTATAGAAAAGCTTCACGCTCGCTGTATGTGTCTACCATGAACCTACGAATGAGTTCGGGTTGATTGGCAATATTAGCTCCAATAAAGCCACCCGAGAAACGAATTTTACCATTTCTGTAAAAGTTGACCGTGGCACCCTTTGATTCGGTATCATTAGAAATAACAACCTTTATCTGAACTGTAAAGAATTTCTTATTGATATCACCCTTCTTACCATATTCACGTGTGTGAGAGAAACCTGTGGTAAATCGCCCATAAATACCATTGATTTCCTTGGTATCTATATAAAGACCTTCGCCAATGGGTGTTTTTTGAACTGGAGTTTTGAGAAGAATCTTCTTAATATCAATTCTTACATCCGAACTGAAGTTCTTATTCACAGTCGCATTAAACATACCTGGATTTAACTTACTCACCTTGAATACAATTGATGGTGGTGGAACAGCTGCGGCAATTATATTATTTATGTTGTTATCACTATTTGAGACGTTCACGAATTGTGCAAACTCGCCGTAATTGGCGTTGTCAATGATATTTTTTTCGAGGCGTGGGGGAAATCCCATTTCAGCTTCAATCTCACGAACCAATGCATTATTTGACGCAGTTGTGGAAGCAGAACTTGGACTTGAGTTGATCTCTACCCCAGACTGCTTCACAAATTCTTTGAGCTGCTGGCTCATTATTACTATTGGATATCATTTTTTTTAGTAATCCTCGCTGAAACCCAAACTTTCTTCCACGACATCAACACCATATATAATTGGTTGTCTTGGGTATGTACGACCCTTGTAAGTGACCACTTCTTCCCTGACTTCAATGTCACGGGAACTGAATGGACCTGCGTAGAAATCCTGATTGAACTTGGGGCGTCCCAAATTGTTTGCTTGGCAGTGTTGATTGAATACTTGGATGAAGAGCTTTTGTGGTACGAACAAGTCCTTCCCAAAGATGATGTTCGTGGATTCCAAAAAGTTGTGTAGTGTACTCGCAACCATAGCCACCTGCTTCTGGATCTTCTTGAAGTATTCTGGAACTACATTCCAAATGTCCTTGTCTCTGAATTTATTTGAATAATCAAGATAAGCCCGAACACATTTGAGAAGAATAATAGGTAACTCCCGATTTAACTTTTCATCAAGTTGTGGATCTGCATCTCTGACCTGCTTGGAGAAGTTCCACGCCAAAATACGACGTAAAACTGAACCAGAGTTATCTTTCCAATTGGGGACTTCATTACCACCTAAAACTCCTGGGACATTCCATTCAATAGAAACCGCAGTCTTATTCTTGACGGCAACCGACACATCTTCTCCTGAAACCATAGATTGAAACTCAGCTTGTTCAAGGGCGAGATCACCCTTCACTTCTGGAGCGATAAACATAAAACTATCTTTGATGGCGGATAGACCAAACTTCTTTTCAATATTATTTGAGAGTGTACCCACATCTTCATTTTCATAAAACTTTTTGAACACCTTCGTAATGAGGGTTGATTTACCAGATCTGGCAATACCCTTGAAGAACGGAATCACTTGCCATCCATCAAGTTCACCAACATCATAGCACAATCGCCCACCCATTACATACGCCCAATTACACACTTCATCCTCAAAATTCTGATACTTGAGAACTGAATCAAAGAATGGCGTTGGGATATCTTGCCACTTTTCAATATGGGAGAAGTCGTCAAATTGTTGATCAAAGTACTTACACGCGATGATAGTCGGATCAAGACAACGGAATTCGCGACTTTCATATGGGTAGAATCGGCAATCATAAACACCACGGTCTGGAATCCATTCCTTACCAACAAATACACCATTTCTGAATGACCAGACGTGTCGTCTCTTTGTGATTTCTGGGAATTGGGCGTCCATACACTTACTCATGTTATCAATCACATCACGGAAGACACTCCCACGACTTGTAAAGTTTTGCCACATCTCAAAGAGATCGTCTTTTTGAGCCAGAGAGTATACGAACTGTTCAATTGTAAATTTTGGTCGCCAAGCCCGAGTTCTGTATCCCTCAATAGTTCTGATCTCTTCACAACACTGCCCTTTGTATCTACGATATCCAGAGTTGTAGGTCTGATCCAGGGAGTACAAGAGACATTTTTGAAATGGCGACGAGTTTTCAACAGCATCGCTGTCAAGAGTTGTCGGATCACCAAGAACACTGAATTGTGGTTGAGCAGTTGCATTATCTACTCTCTCAAATGACATGTAATGACGACGAATATTGTGATATCCATCATCTATTTGTTTCTTGATGTTGTTAATACGCTTGACGACTGTTATACCATCATCATTTGGTTCATTCTTGTGAATCTTCAGGTCTCTCGTGTGATTTTTTAAATTCGTGAGATATACACTTTGTTTATCACGAATGCCTTTGATGGCTAAGATATCAATCTGACTTGGAATTGGATTACCCGTTTCATCAAAATTGTCAGGGTGAATAAATTGGCGATATCCCAACTCACGCGCATTTCTAAAGTCATTTGTTTTCAAAGACCACGCGTGTTCAAACTTGTTGATGACGTCGTGCACTTGTTCTTCTTTCATTGATTGGATGTGTTGTTTCTGAAGCTCCGTCAGAGCCTCATACTTGTTAGGTTCCTTATCAATGAAATGGGTGTGCTCCATTTCTATGTATTTAATGAATTACGATTTTTGTTTCTAAGCTGATTTTGGGGGTTGCATCTTGGCAAGCATTTTAATTAATATCTTATTTTGAGTTTCCAATTGGTAACAAAGATTCACCAGAGCAGAACAGACAGTATCACCGTCTGGGGTCGCTAAGAGAGACGTCATAAGACCCGCGAGATCCATACTTTCTTCGTCGTCCTCTTCTTGGTAGAAATCTTCATCCTCGTCAAACTCCACCTCTTCCTCTTCCTCCTCAGAGACAATCTCACCATCCTCAACTTCATCAACTGATTCTTCATCTTCAGGACGAGACGACATTTTAACTTAGACTGAGAATTTTCAAAATCAAAAATTTCGCACTTGGTGCGATTTCGACCAGAATTATTTTCTCTGCTTATAGTACAAAAACTCTCACAATGGCCGGTGGTCTCATGCAACTCGTAGCTTATGGCGCTCAAGACGTCTACTTGACCGGTAACCCCAAGGTTACCTTCTTCCAAGCGGTGTACAAGCGTCACACCAACTTCGCGATGGAAAACATCGAACAAACTGTTAACGGTACCGCCGCCAACTCTGGCCGTGTGTCCGTCACTATTGCCCGCAACGGTGATTTGGTCGGCGACATGTACGTCGAACTCAAGTCCGCTGCGACGAACACCAGCACCGCGGATGGTGACGATGCCTGCTGGGTCGCTGAGCGTGCGATCGCTTCCGCTGAATTGTCCATCGGTGGCCAACGCATTGACAAGCACTACCAACGCTGGTGGCGTTTGTACTCCGAGCTTTACTTGGATGAGTCCAAGAAGGCTAACTGGGCGAAGATGACTACTGCCAAGACTGGTAACACTGTGTACTTGCCATTGATCTTCTTCTTCAACCGCAACCCAGGTTTGTACTTGCCCTTGATTGCTTTGCAATACCACGAAGTCCGCATCGACTTCGATTTGACCAGCACCTTCACCACCTACCTTGATTCCACTGTCTTCAAGGTGTGGGCGAACTACGTGTACTTGGACACCGAAGAGCGTCGTCGCTTCGCGCAAAAGGGTCACGAATACCTTATTGAACAAGTGCAACACACTGGTTCCGACACCGTCACTGCGGGTTCCACCTCCAACAAGCGTCTCTCCTACAACCACCCAGTTAAGGAGCTTGTGTGGTGCTTCAACGACCCAGCGGCGGCGAACGTTGCCACTTCCTTGTGGAACTTCACCTCCGAACCAGCGGCGGCTGACATTGTCCTTGAATGCGATGCCCGCGCGGGTACCGCCGCCAACTGCTACGTGCCAATCGGCCAAGCGGGTGGTGTGCCACTCTACAACGCGGATGCGTCCACTTCCGACTTCGATGAAGAACGCGTTGGCCCAATGTCCGAGTTCAAGTTGGTCCTTAACGGTCAAGACCGATTCAAGGCCCAAAAGGGTAAGTACTTCAACCAAGTGCAACCATACAACCACCACAGCGGTAACCCATACGCGGGTGTGTACTCGTACTCTTTCGCCCTCAAGCCAGAAGAGCACCAACCAACTGGTACTTGCAACTTCTCCCGCATCGACAACGCGCAAGTCGCGGTCACCATCCCAGCGGCGGTTGCTTCCACCACCATGCACATGTTTGCGGTCAACTACAACGTTCTCCGCATCCAAAGCGGTATGGGCGGCCTTAGCTTTAGCTCGTAATGGAGTTAAGAACAGGGCCAAAAAGCAGGCGTTAAAAGCGTTTGTCCTGCTAGTCTGTTTGTGCAGGCGAGACAACCTGGTTGCGGGAAGTTCCTTAGAGCTCTAA